TGACCAGCTGGATAGGTCTGGTGGGAATACAAGTCTCGTAGCGCGTTCCCATCAAAAGCCTGGTGTATTTGGTTAGTTGAGTTGAAGATTATAGCACCCGTTGCAAACTGAAGGGTACTAATTTGTGTTGAGTTAAAGTGTGGGGATATTGTAAAATCGACAGAACCGAGATTTATTTCTAACACTCGCACCAAACGGTTGAATGTTTCAACATCAACTTCCGAGCCAGTTCCGCCAATAGCCAGGGGTAGCCTGGTCTCCAGCAACCTACTCACGCTCGACGACCACTTGGTTGAATGTCAATCCTGGTCGAGCCCAGCCTCCACTTGTATCCAAGTTGATTGTTAGATGCAGAGTCATCATCTGACTCAAACCTAAATACCAACTGCCGAGAGCGGCTTCTGACGTTATTGTATGTGGACGTTTCAGTAACCTGGGTGGTGGAATTAGTGGTTAAATCTTGACCAGGGTAGTCCCTGCTTTTCAACACTATATTCATTGCGGGGTTATTGCTTGAGGTGCCATCACTAATAAAAGCAACGTCAGGTATGATCTGCTTCACAAAGGAGAAGTTCTCTCCGTCACCAATCGCGGTATCACCCGATTCCACAAACACATTGGTCATTGCTGTGTTGTTATCGTTATAGCCAGTCTCATGCTCAAACACCAGGCTCTGTCCATACCACTGCGCCCCAGATAAGGGAAGGTCTTCAATACCTGCATCTAGCCAGGAGTATCTGACCAGGGAACCAATGGACCAGGTGTTCTCTTCGTAATTAAAAATAACGTACCTGCTGATCTCTCCGGTGGCATCTTCTTTTGATGGGTAGAAGAACCACATCTCACCAAACTCAGAGTTTAAACCCATGTGGCATTTAAACGCCTGCTCCAGGTCCAGATCCTCAAATACATATTCCTGCACGCTGCAAGGCAGTTTCTTAACTGCACCTGTATATACATAGAATCCTGTCTTCGACGCAAAAAATACCCCACTCGGCGCATTTACTGCAGCCTTGGGTCCAATCAATCCTGCACCCTCATTGACCAGGTTGACCGCAAACGTCAATGGCGGCCCTATAAAGTTCATGCTGTACAGGCTAGTGTCAGTCCAGATAAGGATCTCCTGCCTGGACTTTAATCCGCCGACAATGAAGGAACCAGAGCTCAATCTCACATCACCTGCCGAGTTGGTTGGCAGGGGCTCAAACTCCAACTCATTCTCTGACGCAGAGAACGCCACTAACATGGGATCAATAACGCCGGTCCTGGTGCTGCCACTAACAGGATCGCAGCCAAGGACTACCAAGTGCCGGTCTGTCTCTGAGGTGATAACCTGCAGCCCAACAGTTGGAACCTGGTTAGCACCGCTGACAGTGGAAAGATTTTTCGCTTCAACGGTAACGCCGTTATTCTCTACCCAGCGGTATATGCCTGCGCCCCTGGGGTTTATTATTAAGTTCTCACCAAAGTTATCGTGCGTCCATAGTCTCAGCTGATTCACTGCAGATATGGCGTTAGCCGAACCATAGGCGCCATTGCCCCAGGTCCCGATACCCCAACCTGTGCTGGTTACATATGTATCCAAGCCCACGTTTATTTGATAGGTGCCCACGGTACTAGATCCGCCATTGCCAGAGTCACTGGCATTTGCTGTAACAGTAGTGCCGCTGGTATCTTTTGCGACTATCGTATAAGCGTTGGCGCTGGTTACCAGGGCGATCTGATATTCCTGGTTAAGAACGGCAGCAGTTACGTTGCCGCCTAAAGAGGCTGCGCCACTGAAGGTAACAAAGTCATTTGTCACCGCCCCGTGGGCAGTATCTGTAATGGTAATAGTAGAGGAGCCATTTGAGGCTGCGAAGGTTACATCACCGGCAGAAGTAACCAGGCGAATAGGGGTAACGTCATTGTAAGCGTTACCTTCTTCAATATAGTATTTCCAGGTGGTGCCTATTCCTAGGAACCTGGTGCCGCCCAGGGAGATCCAGCTATGCAGCGCACGGCCTAAACCAAGAAAGTAATTCTGGCCAAGCTGTTGCCAGCCGCCTACTTTCTCAACACGAGCCTTTCTAAATCGCACAAGATTGCCATCAACCCAGCCGCCTTGAGCGCTGTAGTCGGTGGCTTCTTTATTTATGCCAGGCTGAAACTCTATCTTTGATAGCGGCATCAGCTATCACGCTAGTCGAATGATCGCGCCTGTTGCTGTTGGCGTTGGGAAGACAACAGTAAAGTCTCCAGCAGTGGAGGTCTTATCTCCACCAAAGTCCACAGCACAAACAGCTTTATCTGATTGAGTATCGTTATAAATCAAGCAGCCCCTGGCGGTAATTGTGGCATTGCTAAAAGTGAGATCGTTAAAATCACACACGGCAGTAGTGCCTGTAGCGAATGGCGTTACGTTAGTAAGCGCAGATCCACCGGAGGAGTAGTTAGTCCCACTAGCCTGGCCTGTTGTAGTAAAGGCGGTTGTAGCCGCGCCCAGGTTAGCCGAAGAAGTGTATAGTGCTAACTTAAAACTGTTAGCCCCGTTAGTAAAATTGTGCGTACCCACAAGCAGCTCTTGCTTGAAAGACGTACATATTGCTGAAGATATAGCCATCGTCACAGCTCCTTTAAAAATTTGGCAACGTCACCGTGGCCAATTTCTTCTAGTTTATTGGACACTGTAACACGATCCGAAGCGATTGCGCTTCTCATGCCTGTTAATATTACATTATAAACTGCGTTTCGGAAAGCAAACGCCTGTTCTTTTATATGAGGAGACGCCTGCTCAGATATACCACAAATTCTATTTGTAGTCTGCTCAGCCCAAAACTCAGGGGCATGACCACGGTTGCTAGTCGTTTCAACCGTGATCTGCCCCATGTTTAAACCAATGGTATCCTTAATCATCCTTTGTATGGCTCCGGCGCTTTAGGCATTTCTATGGTTTCCAGGTTGTGCTTTTTAATCATGCCAGGCAGCATGGATCTTGGGCATAACACCCACTCTCCATCTGGGCTAGGCATAGCAACCATGGGATCATCCAGCCGGTGATAGCCGTACAGCCTTTCAGTAATAGGGACATTGCTATCCAGAAGCGTTGACCTGGGTGAGGCGCCTATAGCGATTCCCTCAGATATGCACTTAGATATCCAAAACTCCAGGCAGGCTCTTCCTGCCTCAGCAAAGTGAATGTTCTCTTTATAACTAAAGTCCATGCCAAATAGGTCCATCTGGCCAACCTTGTTCCACAAACCAAATGCAATGGCATAGGCAGCGGTGGTGTTCAAGTAGGCGCATTTTGCTGAGGTGGCTACTTCAGCTAAAGGATATTCAACAATGGCAGGTACTCTCTCGTCCAGGACGCAGGAGTAAATTGGCTTTGTCACTAAAGGTAACAGCTTACGCATTACATCAGTCTGATTGCCTGCATCCTCAGAATCCAGATACCTGGTAGGAGGATCCATCATAAAAACTCTATCATAATTAAATGCGGCTAAAGCTGAGTTAATAACCCAAACCTCATCCCATTCTTTAGAGTTCTCCAGGCCAATCACAAAATCAATCTGTGAAGCGCCTAGTCCGAGTATTGCAATTTTCTTACCTTTAAGTTCTTTTATTCTTTCCATTAAGTGACACCCGTGCGTAGTAAGTCATACCTATATTCATCCCTGGTCTCTCGGCCCTCACTCACATTCTTCATGCGAGCTAAGGCTTCTTTAAACCTGGTCTCAAAGGTGGCTACTACATCGGGAGTCTCTTTTAAGAAAACTGCTGCCTCAACTAAAGTACCGTACAACAACGCATCGCTATATTTCGTTGACAATATCGTAGTGCCTGATTCGGCACCTTGAGTCAAAGAAGCTGGCTTATACAAGTAGTGCAGCTCGATTGTATCTGCTGCATCAGGAACCGGTGAAAGTTCAAATGCGCTGTCATCAAACAGGCTGTAATACTTGGGCGTTCCAGTAACAGTTGAATTGGGGCTATACTCTTTAATAAATGACGGGTGCTTAAATAACAAATACGAATACACATTTGATTTAATTACCGCCAAAGAAAAAGGGGCGTAGAAGTCTGTAGGCGTAGCCAGGAAGCGGTTGTTCTGCGAGACCACCCCCTGGACGTTCTTGCGCTGCTCAGGCAGCTGAACCATAGAGAAAATTCGATCCTCAGACTCTCTGATAAATTCATCCAGGTTATCGTTAAACGTGGTTTCATTTACCTGCAAATAGTCCTGAACCGTAGACTTCAAAGTCGCTAATGTAAAGCTCATGATGTAGTTACCTCCACAGATCCTACATTAGCACTTATTGCAAATGTTTGCAAAGTTGTACCTAAAATACCATCACCAACATTTGTATACATGGTGAAGACAGTGGTGTCATTTCCATCTGAAGATGGGTCTGGTCTTGGGTCCTTTAATGCCTGGGGATCTATAGGCGTCGGTTTAGGCATGAGCTGCGGCTGCTTAGGCGACCATTGATCTGGCCCTACTAGCAGACCGTCCCAGGTCTTCTTCATATCTTTGAGTCTATAGCGGAATCCTGTTATGTCACAGATTCCGTATGCTCTTTTATTGGATGCAAAGGCCATTAGGCAATGTTATATCCGCGTAGATCAGGTGCAATTCTAAACGAAACCCTGTCTTGATCTTGGCTCAGCGCCCTTTCAAACTCTTCTTCGTACATTTGCTTTAGCATGCCGACTTTCTCTGGCGCCTTCTTGAGTGCCAGGTAATAAGCTAATCCTGCTGCAAGGCACGGATAGAAACGGAAAGGTAGATCCATCGTGTTAGCGTTAGACCCAGCATCGTCCATCCTGGTTAGGGCATTGCAGTAAACCGTATAAGTGCTGTTCTTGTCAGGCGAAGGCCAAAGGGTAATGGTAGGCGTCAACAGTTTATTAATATAAAACTGGTTCGGCTTGCCGGTAGATTCTTTGGTCGCTAGGTGCGAATACTCTGCCCTAGACATTCTACTTAAAGGAACACCAGTGGCTCTGCCGCCAATCGTCTCTCTGATAAATACATCAAGCACATCAATAGTCGAAGTAGGGTTTGTGGCGTCCACGCTGTACTCAACCGTACCTACAACCATAGGGATTGCCTTCTGGGCAACGGTCCACTGGTTGAGACCTCTGTTGGCCCATTCTGCCAACATGAGGTTTAGGGATCGGTTAGCGGACTTGAGATCATAACCAGTACGCAGCTCAAGGCCGCATCGCTCGAATGCTTCCTCAACGTATTCAGCTACATCTAACTCAAATGTCTTAGTTCCGCTTACAGCCATTAGCGTTTCTTCTTATTACGAATGTTAGGCATGCCGCCGCCTTTAAGACCAGGGGGCCTTGGCTTCATATTCATAATATCCGCTTCTGTAGGAGCCGCTGCCTTCATACCACGACGTTGAGGTGCGTTTCCGCCTCTACCGCCAGCCCTTCCGCCGCCGGTAGGTTGAGGGGCTGTCGGGCCACCACCAGGTATTGGCCTTCTAGGCGTAGTGTTACCAATGTTAGGCATGCCGCCGCCCTTCATTCCGATAGGCTTCATAGCGCCGCCATTCATTTTACCTTGAACACGGCCAAACAAACCGCAGTTATTGCTCTTAGGTCCGCGTCTGCTTTTAGCTGCAGAGCCACCATTTTTGTAACCAGGCATTTTCTTGTTCATCATTTTATCTTCCTCGTCTTTT